TATTATGAAATACCACATATGAAACCCTACAAGACTTTACATCAGTTGACTCATCATAATATCGCTGCTAAATTCAGTTATAACATAGAAGACCCTAGAGGACAATCTGTACAATTAGACGAACCTTTGAAAGTTCGAACAATCACAAAGATGTCCCATAGTCAAATGCTCTATAAGGATGTACAAGTTGCACTCCTTCGATACATACAAAATAAGTCTCCCGAGTTTGTCCTTACAAAAGGTCAAGACATCGAGAAAGCTATCAAGTATATCCAGAGCGATTACCCGCTATATTGTAGTGGAGACTATCAAGCAGCAACCGATCATTTAAAGCGTATATTAATAACAACAGTCGTCTCATCACTTCAGACAAATCGTTTAGATAAACAATTTGGTGATGCAATTATTGATGACTTCTTGGCTACTAATGGCCAATTGATGGGATCTATATTATCATTCCCACTCTTATGTGTTATTAACAAATTTGTGTACGAATATACACAAGACCTCGTACCTAATGAGTCGTCGAAACCACTCATAAATGGTGATGATATCTTGTTTAAGGGTACAGAGAAGTTTATACGCCGCTGGTTCGAATTGACCAGAGAAGCCGGATTTATACCATCAAAAGGAAAGAGTCTTGTTGACAAGAATAACTTTACAATCAACAGTAGACCATTTAATGCAAGAGGAATACAACGCTTTGCTAATTTTAAATTAACCAGAGCAACTGGCAACATTCAAGAAGAAGTCGACAATTTAAAGAAATTCCACGAACTTGCATACGGTGAGACAATTACAGAACAAAATTTGAAGAAGAGTCTTCAATACTTCCCGAATTTCGGAAAATCAAAATCGTTCCGCATATGGCGTAAATTCAAGAGTGAATATATGCCAAAAGAGGCTGGAGGATTAGGGTTATTTACCCAACAGTCATCAAAACTTACAAATCTACAAAAGATGTATACTTGCAATTATCTAACAACGGTTAAGAAACAACCACTAACACAGTTACAACGCGAGGTTGGCGTCAGTCCGTTCATAGCAAAAGAATCCTTCAAAGAACCCATACCAAAGAGAGTGGAATTATTAAATTATCCACGTGACTTCGTTTTAGATCTTTACGAATGTCCAAAATTGAACAAACTTAGATATGGTATGTTATCATCTAGAATTCATGAATCCGAGGGTGTTAGGGCGTTCCACCAATAAGTGAACGTCGGTAGTACCGCGGGTGCTTCAAGAGCTACTTGGGCTTGGCTTAATCAACAGTGCCGTAA